TCTGTGCTGTACCATTTGAATAAGCCGCTGCTGCACGATCCATTTTAGCATCCATTTTCCACAATTGGGATTCTGCTATATCTACAACAGATTCGTGCAATGAAACATTTAAGTCGCATTCAGTACCACTAGCCGCAAGTGCATCAGGTGCTTTCAAGTACCAGACATCAATAAGAACACAACTTGTTGGCTGAACATAAATTGTTTCGTCAAAAACAAATGCTACCGGATTTGCCGTGGATCCTGCAAGATAAGTGTTTTCCAGTCTTTTAACATCACCCGGTTCAATCATTGTACACCACTTGTCATTTGTTTCATCAAAGATCGCGGTAATACCATTCCTAATAGGAAGATTAGATCCAAATGCAGTTGCAAATGTGCAAGTACTCCAACGTGCGCCTGCTCCGGCCACCTTGTTGTTTGCAATGGTTTCTAACTCTCCCAGGTATGCATTGTGTACTAGATTAACAACACTCTTCTGTGCAATGTTTAACGCGTCCAGCTTTGCGGTCTGGGTAAAAGAAGATTCTTCCGGATCTTCCAGTCTCAGGCCTAGCGTAGCTAGCATATCGTTACCTGTCATTTATTTGTCTCCAAGTTAATTGTTAAGGAAATCCAGGGGGCCGTCATGGCCCCCTGGTTCCAAAGCTTTATATGGGGGTTTCGCCCAGCCGGCATAGTGGCTGTTAAAGGCTTAGAGTCCCAACTTCCGCTTTAAGTTCTGAATTCGATCTATCTACTAGTCGTCAGCAACATCGTTGACAAATGGATAACTAATTTCGCAATTAGCTGTAGCGGACGATGTAACGGCCGCTCGGCTAACTGCACCATGAATCACGTCACCTGCCTGGTCGCCATCATCTGCGGCGGCCGTGGTACCGGAAAGGGATAGTCCCTTATCAGCGGCGCAGCTGGCTGCAAGTAGTGCTACGCATTTGCCAGCGATCTGATACCAACCATATTGGCTGGCAACATTCGCAGACATAGCTACACCGACTCGACCAACAGCATCCGCAACAGCACGAACAGTAGCGTGAGCTTCATCAATAGTCACCCAATCACCCGCGGCCGTGGAAGCAACTCCCGTACAGTACATAAACTCTCCAACTCCAGAATCGGAAGAACCGAAATCCTTGCATCGGACAGTTGTACCTAGGGGCACCTTCTTAGTCGTGGATGTCTCTGTAATAGGCTGAGGGTTAACTGAAGCTTCGACCGATGCCCATCTTACTGCCATTCCAACTCCCTAACTGTAAGCTGTAGGCAGACCAGTGATCTTGCCCATCATACGGGGGTTAGACATGGTGAGGGCACCAAGCCATAGAATCTTCGCAACTCTGGCATCCTGATTTACCGGTTTCATAAACGGTTCAAACGTAAAATTGCGCCGTCTGTGATGTCGGAATCCAATGTACTTTTCATTTATAAAGAACATAAGACCAGCTGGACATTTGTTATCAACAACGATAGGTGTGCCGCGATACAACAGGTTAGTAAAACCTGCATCAGCAAGTGTTTTATCACTTGCACCAAACCGCTTCTGAGCAGAGAGCGATTCTTCGTAAGCGTCGAACACAACCTGGGTTGTAACAATTAGCGATGGAACGTCATTATCTATACTACAATTTCCATACATACTACGGATCTGTTTATGGATATAACCAGCATGGCCGGAGTCAACACAGTTCGCGTAAGACGCGGATGATGTGTCAGACGCTTCTTGCGCTGCCCACCAACTATAATCACCTCTAGCAATGCCACCAACAGTTCCCGCGCTATCAATCATATGTTGAAGCCCAAGAAAACCGCTCGTAACAGCACCAGACGTTGTCACAGCTGAACCAGTATTATCAGAATATAGTTGCGTGCCGAACATGTCTTTAATAGACTTTTCAGCATTTTTAACCTTAGCCTCCAAGAGATCAATAACCCGTTCCGCGCCGTCATTCAAAGCTTCTTCCTTACCGCTAATCGAAATGGTCGCATAAGACTGCACCCAATTGTAGGCAGCATCTGTAAAGGTTTCCGTTGGGGTCGTATCAAGTACGTCATACCCAGAATAGAAACCCTTTGCATCAGCTGTTGCATACTCAAGGGGTTGCAAGACTTTGTTACCACTTGCAGCGGCTTTTGACTTCCGCAGCATGCGATGTGTAAGAACGTTGCTGTTGAAAATATTATCAACGAGGACAGGGATATACTTATCTCTTGTCAGAGCAGATAGATTGTCATATGAAAGAGCCATATGATATTACCTCACTCAAATAAGCTGTATTCCTGAAAAGCTAAGTCGCGAGCTTCATCATAAGATGCCGGAACTTTCGTGGTGATCGCGCGTTGAGCGCGACTTGCACCTTGTGTCTCCGGTATCTCCTGAAGCTCTTTAGCTTTATCAACTTTGGAAAGAGCCTTCTTTAGAGCTGAATCCTCAGCACCTTGATAAGCCGTGACAGCATAAGCAACCTCCAGGTCAGCCAGATCTCTGTCAAGAGCCGTCTTCAACACTTGATTCAGTGCTTCCGCTGACTCTTTCAACTCTGGGTGTTTGGCCTGTAGGTTGGCTACGTCACGCTCGACTTGGCGATCTGCCTCCATCTGCGCGACTTTATCTTCAAGGTCTGTGTACCGGCTGTCCGGCACTGTATCCTGGGCTTCAGTTTCTACTTCTGGCTCATCGGAACTTTCGTCCATTTTCTGGAACAAGGGATGGTCGTCATCAACATAATCTTTAAGGGATTCCATCAATTCATCATCTTTCTTCAACGCCTGCCATTTTTCCGATTCAGCTCGGAGAGCTTTGCGTTCCTTCGCAAGATCCTGTGCCTTCTGAGTATTAGTTTTCTGCCACTCAGATTTGTTTTGCGAATCATTGACAAATTCCTTCAGTTGATCCATCGAATATGTCTCACCATCAATCTCGACCTCACTGGGTGATACATGTTCTTCCGTTGCTTCCGAAGATGCTTCTTCCGATTCATCTGGTTGCTCAGTTTCCTGAGGCGCATCTGATTCAGCGGTGGCTATCTCATCACCGTCGATCTCTCCCGGACTTGCTTCTTGCTGTTGGTCTGGCTCACTGGGGCCTGTCACGGCATGAGTAGGTTCACCCCACTCGTCACCAGTAATAAGTGACTCAGCTTCGGCTGACGATATTCGTAGTCCATAAGTTGATCCTTCTATTTCTTGACTCACGGCTTGTCTCCTATTTAGTCTATGAAGTTTTCATTCTTTTTTTTAAACTACCAATCTGATATGATACAACTTGTACCGATTTTTTAATCTGCTAATCCTTGGTTGATAATCCTGTCAGCCATGCCTGTATCCCGGCTGAGTCGATTGAAAATCTGTTCTTCATCAGTTCCAAGCTCTCCCATCTCGTCCGTAGATAGTGGTGAGGCTTGCTGGGCCTCCATTGCCTGCTGGCCCTCACGCTGCTCACGCATCTTTCGTAGAAGCCTTTCTTTACCAGGTAGATCCACATTTTCAATGATGAACTCAGGATCTGTGATAAGACCCATCTGGGCCAATTGCATAATTTTGTTTTCCACATAAAGCCTGTTTTCCGGCATCATGCTTCCAGCCTTAGCACGGACATTTAATTCCAGCCCTTGAAACTCCAGACCTACGAATGATCTTTCTTCAACTGTTTCATCAAGGGTTGCCACGTTTACAGTATGTGGCCGGATCCCCAGGTTCTGTATCATGGCAATCCACATAGTTCCTAAGGTCTGGATCCCCTGGTCTACAGCTCTGGATTTAAAATCAATCTTAGTGGTAGCGGCCTGTCGGTAGATCTGGGCCTGTACACCACTAGTCACGTTGCTGGCCTCCTTACCCTGGGTGGCCTTATTAACTCCGCTAACCGTTTCAAAGGAATCCTGTAACAACTGATAAAAGTTGAATACATAAGCTGGCATACTGGCCGGACTCTGCATGCTGACTTGACCAGGCCCGCGCTTACGAACCACGCTTCCAGGTTTGTTTGAGATCTGATCAGTTACATCAGCTGTCTCATCTACTACCCACATTGGGTTGGCCGTTAAATGAATGTTGTCCATCATTTGGCTGGCAATACGATCCATGGCCAGCTGTACACTTTTTAATCTTCTTGGCTCCGGCTTGCCCCAGAATGAATGAGCAGATCCAGAGTTCTTTAAAATCACATACGGAAAAGGATGAGCGCAATTGTGCTTACGATTAAAGAAAGGATATCTACTAGGCCCGTCATAAAGCAATACACCATTACTGACAACAGTTTGCCTTACCTGGCTTGGATACTTATACTTTTTTATAGGTTGATTCGTGTCCGGGTCTTCAACATATTCTTTCGTACCATCCCGCATGAAACATTCCAGCACCAGAGATCTTTCTTCTAGATCTTCCATGGCACCCTGCATTGAATCATAATAATCAGTCCCTTCGCCCTGGGTGTCCGTGACCTGGATCTTGTGATTAGCTTCCGGTGCTACATTCATCTTCATGGCCTCATACTGACTAAGATTGCCCATAGGCTGAACAAATTGTCCGTTTTTATATAAATCGCGGACTTTCCATATAGGCATTGGACTCGCCTGCATAACCCATTCAGCATCCTCAAGTTTTGTAGCTGAAGGATTAACGTATAAAGCATAAGGATCCACAACGTCCGCGTCCGGTAAATCATCAAACTCATTGAACCTTACCTTTAAGATCCCAGCTCCATAAACCAGGTAATCTAGAAGCCACTCTGGAACAAGATTCTGCATATCCCTGATAAGCCAAATTTCTTCCATCATGGCCTGTAAGGTATCAGCCGCAGAAATATCCTTGGCCTCACCCCCCACTGCCAACACGTCTATTTTTGGTGGACGTGATGTAAGAATTGGTATCATGGTATCAATAGCGGAACTGATTAGCTCTAGAGTTACCTGGTTTTGGAAGTTCGGCATTTTGAACCCACGCCAGTGATTACCCATATATAATTCTTCGGCATCCCGCCAGGTGGTCTCTGTATCAGTCCTGGCCTTGCGGGCCATACTGAACATAGCCTCACATCTACGAACTAGCTCTTTATCTGCTACGGGGGGCTTATACTCTTCAGCAACTTCTTTTGCCATTATATCTCCTAGTTTTTTCTAAAGTTTTCATCTGGATATTCATTCATGTTTTTTGCCGTTTCCGAGATCTCAAAGACAGCATCAACAATTTCTTCGTCCTGGATCGTAAACTTTGTGCCCTGCCATGCTATTGGGGACAATAGGTTCGCATCTACTTCTAAAATCTCCCATTCCTGGGTATCGTAATTCCACCTCTCCGCTGTAATTGTTGCCATCAATTACGAACACCAGGATAATCGGTTTCCAGCTTTAGTAACATGTCTAACTCTTTTTGAAGCCAGGGCTTTACCTCAGGAACCTCAACAGGTTTGCCTATATGCATTAGGCCATAACCCAAAGCATCTACAGCATGGTCTTCTGATTTCGTGTTAAGATCTTCCGGCTTTCTTTCATCATGTATCATTGCCGGTAATGTTCTGGCAAGATTAACACAATTGGAAAATACGCGGATCTTGGGGGGTCTGTCATTATCCCAGTCCAGGTATTTCCGCATAAGGTTCCATCTGTTAATCCTATCGTTATTGGCCTTAATCAAATTGATTCCGTCAGATCTCATAATGTCAGCAATGGACTTACTTGAAGGTGCCACTACATCTGATCGGTTTGTGTTTTGTGGGTTGCGGATCCACATACTAGGATCCCCCAGGCTGGCCATATATTCCTCACCCTTGGACATTTCATTTATTTTGCCCGTGTGATAAAACAATTCTTCTTCAGCCTTGTAATGTTCTTTGTATACATAAACTGTTCTGTCAAAACTGACGGCTAACCATAAACAACAAAAGGGTGCAGCATAACCGTAATCCATAGCCCTATACCGAAACCAGGACTTCGGGATCTCAAAAGGCTCTATGATATGTACATCATTGCGCCATTTCTTAAAGTACTGACCAGCAAAAATATCCCAGTCACCATGTAGCCAAGCACGCCTGAGTTCCTCTGGCAAGGCCTCTAGACTTTTTACATATTCCGGATCTTCTTCCATTAGGGTGGGGTTGTCTGTTACTTTAGCAGGTATGAAGATCCTGCTACGACCGGTGACCGGGTCTTTATAACTTTTATTTCTAGCAAAGTTGACGAATCTATCCCGGAGCCATAAGTGACCCGGCCCGCCTGGATTGGTGGTTAAAAATACCTGGGGGCGCAACTCACGATCGGTGGATCTAACACTACTAATTAACCTCAAGTAGTCGATCTCTTCCGGGATCAGACTCGCCTCTTCGATGACCACGCGGTGATACTCATGGCCCAAATATTTGGCAAAAGCATCTTTATCCTGTAAGTGACCGGTGCGGATCTTGGCCCCACTAGGAAACCTAAACTCGGCCGGGTTTCCTACAACCTGAGGGGTTAGACCGCGATACATGAACTTAGCGCGATCAATAAAGTCTTTTAGGTCGTCATAATTACGACGAATAACTAGGGCGCGGTATAAGGGGTGTGTTATGTACCTGGGGTCAATAAGCCAAGCCATACTGGCTGTGGACTTTCCTCCACCCCTGGCACCACCATATAGGATCTCAAACTCGGATCTTTGCAAGACCTCGGTCTGGGGGCCTGGGTGTGGTTTGAATATTATTTCGTTTTTCAAAATTTTGCTCTCACTCGGCGTGTCAAAAAATCATAGACAGAGGACGGGTACGAGCGGCCACCATCGACGGAACTCGCCCCCCCCATCCCGGGGTCGGAATCACTTGAATTAGGAACCCACAGGGGGCACAAATAGGTAATTTAAGGGGTATCACCCTCGATAGACCACTTGCTGGATCATCAAGCTTCGGCCTCTACTGTAACAATCAATGGTGGAGTACTCTCTGTCGAATCACCTACCTCAGCACCATCAGCCTTAGGCGCAGGCATCATGATGACTGGTACTGTTGCCTGATCATTAACCTCCACCTTAGTAGCCTTCAAGCTTGGAGCTGTACGATCAGCCAGGAGCTTCCAGGCAATAGGTTGTCGAGGATCATTGTCATCCAGTGCAGCTCCGAAGATCTTATTCCAGACCTCTCGCGACCTGGGATCCTCCCTTAGCTCCTTGCCTAATGAGGTGCTTCCGCGTCCCTTAGGATTGGCCGAATGGCCCTTCTTGAAGCGTCCGTCTGGCTCTCTCTGAATTTTTTTGCTCACATCGCCTCCGTAAATCGTGCTATCAGGGAGCAAATATTATTGAAAGTCAAGTCATTTCAAATGGCATTTGGATCAACTTGAGCAAATAGTTAATGAACACTTTCGGTAATCAGAAGCACCCCTTTGTTATAAGGTTAACAATAGTTAACTTATTGTATCGTTAAACGAAACTTAATGAAGGAGTATCAATCATGAGCCGCATAGAACGCCGATCCAATGGCACATTCAGATGGTTAAGTGGAGGGGGTAATAGTGCTAAACGCTATCGTATCTCCCTTAAAACGAAGGACCCTGAGCTAGCTAGGTTGAAACAGATCAGGCTTGACGATCTAATCGACAGTGCTGAGGCAGCTGCTAAGCTAGCAAAAATGGGTTTGAACATCGCTGTTCCTGCGCCAGCAACAGCCGCACAGATCCAGGACGTTGTTAATGGTATAGAACCAGACAAATCAGCTCTGGAATTTCCTCATGTAAATGGTAATGGTAGCATACCACCATCCTCAAGAACCAAGACAATCCAAGAGTTTACGAGCTGGATTCTTAGGGACTGGGATCGCACCAACAAGTACAAACCTGGTACCTGGAAGAACAGCATCTATGCTTCGATAGGCAAATTGACTGTCTTCCTAACGGCAGTCAAGGGATACAAGTATCTTACTGAGGTTACGCTAGAAGATCTGAAGGACTTCTTGCTTGATGGTAAGTCTAATACTGGTAAACCATGGTCGCCTCCAACCCAGGGCAAATACTGTCGGGTGATCAAATCCTACTTTAAACAAGCATGTGGTGCAGGGCGCGTTTACACAAACCTTGTCAGTGATGTTAGCGCAGATCTTGAGCCTGCAAAGGATCTTAGAAACGATGAGGACAAGCAATATGCCCAGCTAACCAATGAGGACATCCAAGTGTTGTTCGGTGCCGAAAAACTCAAGGACTTCCACAAGTTGTTTAGGTGGACATTTGCAACATCTCTTCGGTTTGGTGATGCCATTCGATTGGAGTATAAAAACATCGAGTGGTTCACAGATATCAAGACTGGTCAGAAGACTGGAGCCAAATGGCTAACCCGCGTCCGCAAGTTGTGCAGAGGTGGTAAGATTGAGCGACAGTGGAAAGCTGTACCAGACCAACCTCAGTTTGGTGAGTCCACAAGCTTGCTTGAAGAGTTGATTGCTGATGTTGAAGATGGTGCTACTGGATATCTGTTTGGTGATCTTATTGATGGTAAGACTGACGATCAGATTAGACAGATAGGTAGTAAAATAACTAAGACAATCCAGCGAACCCTCCGCAATGCTGATCTTGATGACACCAAAAAGGGCTTTCATAGTATTCGCGTTTCGGTTCAAAATCAGGCAAGGAAAGATGGTGTGGAGTTAGATAAGCGTCGCGTCCTACTGGGTCACTCTAGTGTTGAAATGACTGGTGAGACCTATGGTAGATACGATGACGATGAGGCTCTCGAAGCCGTTAACCAGGTCAAATTCAGAGAGGTGACGATATGAGTAGAATAGCTGAGGATAAGGTTCAACTGTTGAAGGCCAACCTTAGTGACAGCGCAAGACAGGTCATTGGAGAGTTTGCCCGCGAGGCTGGTATTAATCAGCAGGATTTAATTGGCGATCTGTTGACGATCATTGCCAAAAATAGTGTAATCCTTGGAAAGATTACCCGCAAGGTTGGTATTACACCCTCTGCCCTAATTGAAACGATCCTGGTTGACTTCCTTGATCGTTATAAAGAGAGTGAGATTCGCCTGGAGCCTGTTAAGCTGGTACGATCTAATGTTGATTCCTAGGCTGCCTGAGGTTAGCACTGAGTATGTAGTATTGGCCATCACCATTGTGGTGGCCATCTTCTACTTTGTTAGGAGATTCTACAGCCACAAGGTCAGTAGCCTGGGTATGCTAGCTAAGGATTTTAGAAGGGGTAAGATATCATGATCCTAGACACCTTGAGTTTCATGCAGGAATCTATAGGTCTCCGTTTGGATTATGCGGAAGATCTTCTAGCAGAAGAACCCCTCATTACCCGATTGGAACCCCCTGGAAACCAGCTCTTAAAAGTTGAGACACAACCGGTGGTTAGGCTAAGTGATGATGAAAGGAACAGAATAGATGCTAGTTGGGCAGAACGTAGCAAAAACTATCTTGCTTGCAAAGAGGAACAAAAAGAGGAACAAAAAAGAGACAAAGAAAGAGAGCGACAGAAAGAAAAGCGGATCTTAGAAGCTTGCAACCGGGTTCTGGCTAAAAGGATTGCCAAGCGACCTAACCGATACGGCTTTTTTACTTTTGAGTAAGCCAAGGGCAGGACAATAGGACAAAAACACCCCTTTTTTTGTAAAACCCCCTTATACACACACATGAGATATAAATACAAAAAACACCCCTAAAATGTCCTGTTGTCCTGCAAAGACACGACAAAACGACAAAAAACACCCCTTTTTGTATAAATCCCTATATACACACATATGAGAGATAAATACAAAAAACACCCCTAAAAGGTCGTCTTGTCGTCCCTCAACTCATCGAAGCTTTTTCTTTTTCTAGTAAGATCTTCAAGTCCAGGTTATATATCAATCTTTCCAGGTCGTCCACCTTATCAGCCATCTTTAAAAAGTCTTCCTTGAGTAACTTTATCTCCCTCTCTCTCTTTCTTCTTTTGCGCCACAAACTGTCTTCGATAGTGTTCTTCCATCGATTCAAGTAGCCGCCTAACCTTCCAGATCGGAGCCTCATCGAGTGGTTCTTTGCAAACCTTCTTTTTGATTTCGAGCGTCCAGGCAATACCCATCTCTGTTTGAGCCACGGCAAAACGCCCAATAAGCTGCCGCCTCTCACTCTTTGATGTTCCTGGACTCATTAATCAATAACCTCTTTAGGGCCGCTATTATATACACACTAAAGTCAAGGATCTCTTCATAGGCTTCCTGCTTAAAGCTCCTGGGATCATCTGACATAATCTCTTTACCGTATGTCCTAGCCCCCTTACTATTTATTCGATCAGCAAACTCATGAATAATATCCTCTCTCATGTCCTGGGCTGATACTGCATCTTCTGTTTGATAAATAACTTCCATATCACCTCCTACTGTATGGTTCATGTTTCTAACTTCATCTAATAGACTACGGGATACAGAATCCCCGCAACTACAAACTATTTTCTTGGTCTTCTTTTTCTGTGCCATGTTATGTAATGACAGATATTGCAATAACGCTTAATAGATGCACGGCTTCTTCCTAATGTTCTTCCATGTAAAATATCAAACTTCTTACAATCCGGACATCTCCATGTTAGTCTCCAAATAAAATTTTTAAATCTTTCCATTCCTGTTCTTCCTAAATCTTTCCATTAGGGGTTCCTCCAGTTTATTAAGCCGGGTACGCAAACGCGATGTGTCCTTGCCCTCATCTTCATGTTTCCTAATTAATGACCTATACGTCTGACGGACTTTGCTATCAGCCAAGAACTCCCCAGACCTTTTTTCAGCACGCTGACGGCCCGTTTCTTTCTTCTTCAAGTTCTTTCAACCTCTGTTTTTTATATTCTGTCAACTTCCTCTGTATTTCCATGAGATCATTATAAACCGATTGGATCCTAGCCGTCTTTTCTACCCTATCAAACTCGGGAGCCAAAGTCAGATAACATCTTAGGGCGGTTAGCATAACTTGGATCTCAGTTTCATTCAGCCATATGTTGGCCTGAGCATCATCCTTGATTGATGGATTCGAGTTTTCGCTTAATGTCTTCATAGATATACTCCCGTACTACCTTGTAGCTTTGCTCTTTAAGATCGTTCCTTTTTGAAAACTTTCGCACCAGGTTGGCAAGCCCATTCCGTGGAGTCTTGTCTCTAATAAACTCATAAGCCAGACCTGGGCTTTCAGCCAGTTTGTTATGACATCCAAAACATAAAGCATGACAATTCCGCTCATCGAAGCGAGTGACATAATATCTCCTGGAATACCAGACATGAGCGCACTGTAGTCTTCGCCGATCCTTTTCTTCAAACTCTCTACCACAACTCTTACACTTCCATTCATCCCTAGTCCGGATATATACGCTAAAGAGGCGGTCAACCTTGTCTCTCTTTATCGCTTTGGTACTGGGCCAGCTCAATAAGATTTACCATTAGACCCGCCACGTCCATTCCATGTGTTCCTATTTCCTGCAAGCCAGAGCATCAAGGCAACACCCACTAGAAAGCCTATAATTATACCAAAGCACATTAGGGAGGAAACCCCTGGCGCAATTGGCTTTGGTTTAATTGGTAAACCATTTTAGAATCCTTTTTCGTTGTAAGGGGCTTGAAGTTTTTCTTATCTATCAAGTCCTCTTTCCAGGCCCATCCACGATTTGTAAATATTCCATTACTAAAAGTTAGAAGTGCAAACGCATCCGCCTTGGGTACAATTTCTTGACCCCTATGATCTTCCTTTCTATCACAAAGAAGCCGACCCTCCTCGTAAACCGTAATCTTGACATCCACCTTATTACCTTTAGAGGTACAAATATCCCACCCCCCATCTGGGGCAAACACCCGGGGTGTGTAACGCTTCTCACGCTTATCACGCTTATCAAGCATCGTGGCATAAGCCAGTTCGGAGGCAACTCCATTTTTTCGGTGTTCAAGCTCGTTTCCTTTGTCACCCATATGACGATCCATTCCATTAACACTCTGTCTAAACCCGCTTGCTGCGGATTGGAACCATTCGTCGGGATCAAGTTTTGTTCTATTCAGATCTTCAGACATCATTCTGGGCTATTTGATCTAAAGACATTCAGATCTATAATCTCTTTATAGTTGTCTTCGTCTTTTTCTTCAATCAATAGAACCTCTCTCTTTAGAAAATCGCATTCCTTTTTCAACTTGTTATAATCATCTTGCAATAGATTATATTCCGTGGCCCAGTTGACTTTGACCTCCTCCACTTTCATTTTCCAGTCATAGACCTCGTCGTTCAATCTCTTGATCTCACCTTTCAATCTCTGTATATATGGTTTCTTGTCGTCTTGTATTATATTCATTGTTTCTTTTTATTCGGGCCTCTATCCTTATATTTTTGAGGCACATGATCAGAGTGTACACCCCTGTAAACATACCAGCCATTATGGTTCTTCTTAAAAAACTCCATTTTTTCCTTAATGTATTCCGGATCCTCAATATTCTTATATGGCCAGACAGCTTTTTTCTTATGGTTTTTTGGATTCCTGTTATACTCTCTTCCGCTTATCTCATTTGTCGCCATATGTTTCTTCCTTATTTTTCATTTATATCCGCATGTGTTTTCTTGTGATATATAAATAACAATCAAGTCGGCAATCAATTTTCCGGTATCCTTTGTCAAGATTGCCCACACCTATGGGGCCTATTAAATTTCTTTTGATTGGTTTAGACATAGGAATATTTGGATGGCGACCACTTTTTCCTTTTTCTATCCAATATGTTTGAGACGGTCTGTCCATTTTGTGCTTATTATATTACCTAAGTCCGCTTGTCCCCCTCTTTGGATCTCCTTAAGAATGGGTTCTTAGCACGTCTCTCAGCTTTGGATGGAAGCCTCACTGTGCTTAGTAGCCTTTTAAGCTTGACCATCCTCTGCTTCATTTCAATCTTCCGCTCTCTTTTAGCTTCCAAGTAGGCCTTGTACTTGTTGATGTTAGATCTCCTACGCCAGGCCGATGCTGACATTTTCGGTTTATGATGCTTTGACTTTGGCACTTTTCCTTTCCGGTAAGATCTTGGCCTTGCAACAATTACTATCATCCCATACTGACCACCTGGTATAAAAGGCTGACTCATTACACTTGGAACAATAGCCTATAAGATGGCCAGTAATGTCAGCCTTAAAGGCTGAAATCTTGATCTTGCCAGGGCCAGCATATCGTGATCCTTTATCATTCGCGGGAGCATCACTATACGTCCAGCCCTGGTCTTTAGTTTTTCCTGCGGCCGCCCACGCCTTACACCAGTTGCTAAAGGCAGGCCCGTAACGTGTCCAAACTCGGCCTGAGGCAGATAGACTGTCTTTCCAGTAATCAAAAGCATACTTGATATCCAGGGTTGGAAACTTCTTTTGGTATTCGTCCAACCTTTCAGATAGCTTCTTTAGCTGCTCTTTCTTTGAAGACCTTTTTCCAACCGACTTGACCGAGTCACGTTTATTGTTCTCTTTGTTTACATTGTTGTTTATGGGCGCGGATGTCTCATCTTTGTCCCAAGTTTGTCTCACGAATCCTTGTAAGTCCTCGTAATTAATGATCCTTAGGTGTGTCGTTTTTTGTATCGCCTTCCGTTCAATCATGTGGTCACCCTCTAAGGTCTTGAAAAACCTTGAAACCCTAGATCTAGACCACCCCCAATCCCTGGCCCAAGTCCTAATTGCCTTTACTGTTTCACCCCTATTACACTGAATCGGTTGGCCATTCACATAGACTTTTTTGGCCTTGTGGTTTGCGCTTAATAGCAAATCAACCCAGGCTTTTAGGTATGCATCGTTATCCCATATCCAATTGTCTTTTATGGTTCGGTGTAGCAGAATGAATCCCTTGGTGGTTTTCAAAACGGGATCTCCACCTTATCAAGTTCGGCCTTGTCAGCCTCATGTGGCTTTATGTAGCCGTTGGCCCTAATGGATTCAAACGCATTAACATCCCTTTCAAAGACTTTCTTATCATATCTTTTGGCATTCTTGTAAAAAGATTTGTAAAGCTTTATACAGCAATCGACATATTGCGGCCAGGTACACTTCTTAGCCATGTAGATATCCATTAACGCCAAAACCTTAGACAGCCTCGGCATATCGGATTCTATAAGGCTATTAATAGAATTATAGCTATAGGTAGTACTGAAATGATCCACCGCGAGGTAGGGTTAGGTTAAAAAATACAGACCCGGCCAGGAGAGCGTTCATGAGAGGAACACCAGTGTACAAATGAACCTTCCTTTTGTATGAACGTGATCCATTACACCATAACCGGGCCTTGATCCATAAAAATAACCTGATGGATCCTTCATCGTCATGTCCTACACCATCCAGATCGTACGGAAGGGTACTGACATAAACACCGAATATACGGTGACTCTGCATGAAGGAGGTAGCTAGCGGGGGATAGAATCAATGTCTTGCTCGACACTAATTCAGCCCAAGAAGTCGATGAATAGATCCACCAGGAATTCGACAACAGTAAGAATTGGCAAGGTAAGCTTTATAGCACTGAACATTCCACCGCATAGCCACCTCAACGCTTCTACGTCTTTCTGTTCTTCTTTAGAAAGGGAGATCGTCGTCCTCTTGTACCTCTTGTACCTCTTGTACCTCTGAGATAACCAAATTATACGCAGGCTGTTTACCTGTAGCATCCGCATTTTTAAAAACGGTTGTTTTGTATTTTTTAGCCTTTGAATAAGGCTTTTCTTCACCGGCCTCTTTCAGCTTTTCTATCTCACTTGGACTTTGCACGTTTCCATTAAGCACCTGGTCAGGTTTATCATCATCCGCTTTCCACAACCCACCTTTCAATATTGTCTTGTACTCTTTATCCATTTTGCAGCTCCTTTTGTTTGTTAAGTTTTGAAATTTCACCGTCACCAAGCCACCTTGGTTTAATGTCTGTTAAGTGGGATTTATCTATCTCCCACTTTGTTGTTGCAGGCTCTGGATCCTTAACCCGTAGGTTTCCATTTACTGCAACCCAAGCATCCATGATTTTTATAAACTTTTGCTTTAGCGTATCATCTAATGGATAAACCTTCAATTTATACTTTGGTGTCTTCTTCCAGAGATCTCCCAAATAAAGGTTTCCAACATGAGTAACCCTCAAATCTTGGTTTCGGATATGTTTGTTCCACAACATAGCATAACTGGCAAGCTGTAGTGGGTGTTCTTTATATTCTTTGCCTGTCTTATAATCAATCAACATGGTGACCAAATCACGGCTATTACTCCGAAGGCGAATCTTTGTAACTAGATCACATGTCCCAGCCCACCTTATCTGTTTATGGTAAAGCATTATTTCAGAGGCAATCGGTATCATGCCCAATGGTTGCTTCTCATCCCAAAACACTTTAAACCCATCCATCCTTCGGCTAATTTTCTTATAAAGAGTCTCAAGCGAACACATATCATCCCATCTTTGAAAAGAATGGGTGATTATTGCATTCATTATCCACGACCTTTCAAGATCCCCACACTTTATAAGACGATTAATTCCTCGATGTATAATATCCCCGATCATCATTGCAAGCTTGCCAAGCTTATCAGCCTCAAGGCCCTTTTCTTGCCTCCATCTATTCAGTTCGGGCTTGTTTATCATGTTTAAAATGGAGGTAGTGCTGGGCCGAAAAAGCGAGCCATCATCTTCATCTATAGGTTGATAAAACCGCATACCATGAAAGTCTACCCGTCTAACAGGAATTGGTGCATTAACAAGCATTGCTTACCTCCTTGCGCTCAGTTGTGGGATCATATTAACTCCCATCATTATAGATTGACTCGTCATCACACAGGATCCAATCAGAGTCTAAAATTTTTCCATGGGGATAATGCTCTCTCTCGCAATCCGTACACATCCCCAACTGTACATCTTGTGGGTGCTTTAGCTCGCCGCACTCCGGGCACGCTTTATATGTAAGATTCTTTTTCTGGGGTTTTGATTTCATCGATTGGTATCCTATAAGTCCTAGATCCAAACTTGACAGCCTTGATCCTTTTAGTGTGGATCATTTTCATTATACTTTGCTTACTGACCTTTAAAAGCTTCGCAGCTTCTTTCGGTGTGAGATATTCCTTGGTTGTCAAAGTATTCATTAATAACCTAAAGTAACGTCTAAAATTATCTAGGGGGTAATTACAATGTCAAGTAGAAACTTTCGCAGATAAGATCAAACATCAGGCCGGTCACTTTGTAGAACCAAAGTTGCGGATCGCACTATATTACGAAAAAGAAAACAATCGACTACGCACGAAAGTCTATTTTCAGCCTAGATAATACCTGTAATACAGGTACCCGTATGGGGCACAGCCCATTTTACAGATCCGATACCTATGTTATATGATTGCCCCTAAGTTACGTTATATAGAAACTTAAAATGGTACCCCCGACAGGATTTGAACCTGTGGCCCTTCGCTTAGGAGGCACGTGGTCTCCCTCGACAAATTGACTCCTCGTCAAGGGTTGTTATATTACACACTATTAAGAACGATTAAAAGCGGTTGTGCGGAACCCATATGGGACACACTATAAATACTTGCTTACAATGTCCATGTAATCTTCAATGTGACCAGCTCCCTGGTGCGTATTGTAGAACTCTTTCCAATAATTAGCCATCCCTTCAGTAGTGTTTGGCATCCTCTTTGGAACCCTCCAATACTTCAATCGGCAATGGATAATTCCGGCCGACATATTGATCTCAAGGATATCAGCCCAGGTGCCAACGCTATAATTCTGCCAATACTTTAGATCTACTAAGCTAGCATCAGAACACAACCTCATTAAACCAGGTCGGTGCTTCAAATAGTGTTGGCAATTATCTACGGCTGTTGCCGGTTCTACCTGCCAAAAACTTCTAGCCGGCCCATCGCCTAACTGGCGTATGTACTTATACCTGGATTCAACTAGGCCAGTACCCATGACCAGCTCAACGGCATCATCAGATGCGAACTTCCTGCCCATTTTAGAAAGGGTCTTTTTTATTAGACCCTCAATCTGTTTAATCGAAATCAAAGTTGGCTAGCTAATTCTTTGATCTTTTCAAAGATCTCATCATCCTTTTTAGACTTTGAGGCTTTAACTACCTGGCCGATGACCGTTAGCATAAGTTTCTTGGCACCATGTTTTGCAATGGCTTTAGCAATCAAGATCTTAATCATTGCTTAACTTTTGCTACAGCATCTCTTACGCCATACATTCCAAAGGCAGCCATAACCGCATAAGCCTCTTCCGGAACTGGCTGACCGGTAACGGCACTCCAGATCCCACAACCTGCTACAGCTATACTGGCCCAGACTGTTTTAGACTTATACCAGTCATTCATCATGAATCCCATCATAGGTCTCCTTATTTAATATTCACGCCACGTTGGTTTACGTTTAATCTTTTTTGGTTTTTGAGGCTTTGGTTTCCGAACCTTTAGTTCGGACTTAGGTTTTCTAGGATTTCCTTTTTCATCATATAAAGTTCCAGGCTCCCGGGCGACTTTCTTTAAATCAAGTTTCAGCTTCTTCTTCTGACGTATTCTTTTTGCAAACTCCCGCGTAGCTCTCTCCATTTCTTTGCTAATAACCGGAGGTGCTTGTTTTTTAGCCCGTTTTTTCCTGGCTTGATTCCTGGCAATACGTTTTCTGGCCTTTACCGGATCCTCACCCTTATATGGCTCATACTGGGGCATTGGTCAAACCCTCCTTATACATTGGATAGTTACCCTTCATAGCCTTGAGATACGGCCTTAGGATCGAAGTTAGGGGGTACTTTTTTTTCAAATTACTGCTCACCATGCAATTTGGTTACCATTACCTTTAAATCTTGGATCTGTGATGATATATAATCCAAATGGGTCTGTAAAAGCTCACGATCTGCCTTTTTTTTTACATCTTCTTCCAGCCGCTCAATTGATCCATCCATACTTCCATAAACCACAGCACAGCTAGCAATGATTACTATCATTGTGAGTATGTTGCCGAAACTAATTGCTAAACTTCCATCGCCATTTTTTAATTTCATTATCCACCATTTCTGAATTGCCTCAACAAATCCTTATTAAGTTCTTGTATCTCGTCCTTCG